TTACAAAGCTACTTGATGTTGTATGGCAAGTAGGAAAGTCTGGAGCAGTATCACCAGTAGCAATTCTAGAACCTATAGTAATTGGAGAGGCTACAGTCTCTCGTGCTACATTACATAACATGGCAATTATAGAAGGTCTTGGACTAGAAATAGGTTGTTATGTAGAAGTAATTAGAGCAGGGGAAATTATACCTCAAGTTATTTCACGAGTTGATTAATGTATAAACCTCTACCCGATTGCTTAACTATTATGCACAGCACTATTCATGGGCTAGGCATCCATGCTACTGAAAATATAGAAGCAAAAACAGATTTAGGATTTACTCATTATGATAGTGTAGAAAACGGCAGAGTTCGTAGCCCTCTTGGAGGGTTTGTAAATCATAGTGAGAATCCTAACTGTATTATTATTTTAAATCCTAGAATTCCACATGCCAATAGTAGTCTGATTACTGTCAGACCAATAAAGATTGGAGAAGAATTAACAGTATATTATACTTCATATAAAGTCTAATGGCAGGTGGAATCTATAACGAAACTTATTTTAGGAATTATCCTGAAGAATGTGAACGAGAAGGAGTTCTCTATGGAGTTATATTAGTAAATAAGAAAACTTTTGAAAGAGAATGTATAAAGGTTGGGATAGCGAGTGGTAAAGACTGGCGTCATGTAATTAAACGAAGCCGAGGGTTCAAAGGGTATGACCTGAGAATCCAAAGAACTTATCACAGCACTCTATACAATGTTTGGGCAGTTGAACAAATTCTGCACGAACAGTACAAAGATGATAGGTATATCCCTAAAGTCAAATTTGGAGGACATACTGAGTGCTTCAAAATTTCTTCTCTCATTCTACAGGACTTTCCAAAAAATAATTCTTGACAAATGGTCACTCGTTTGTTATAATATACTTATAAAAATTGGAGAACAAGTGAATTTAGCAGAAATCAAACCACCAACAGATTGCCCCGTATGTAGTGCAACTTTGGTTTGGCAGAAAGATATTCTGTATTGTGTTAATACCTCTTGTGAGGCTCAGTCCTCAAAGAAAGTTGAACACTTTGCATCAAGTTTGAAGATAAAGGGCTTAGGTCCTGCTACTATCAATAAACTTGGTCTCACTTGTATCTCTGACATTTATAACATGACTAAACAAGATGTTATTGAAGGTCTTGGTTCGGAGAAATTGGGTTCTAAGTTATATCAAGAAATAGAAAAGAGCAAAACTACAGACCTAATCACTCTCCTACCAGCTTTCTCGATACCTCTGATAGGGCGGAGCGCCTCTAATAAATTTAGAAATAACATTTCAGCTATAAGCGAAATAACCTTAGAGAAATGTATAGAGGTTGGTCTCGGTCCTAAAGCGGCGTCGAACTTAACACATTGGTTAGTTGATACTTTTCATTCCGAAGAGTTTTATAAATTACCGTTTTCATTTACTTGTGAGAAGTCCAATACAGTACAAAAAACTAGAGGGACAGTTTGTATCACAGGGAAACTGAAGTCATACAAAACAAAAGCGATTGCGCAACAGATTTTAATGCAAAACGGATTTGATGTAAAGGATAGTCTCACGAGAGATGTGAACTATTTATTAAACGAAAGTGGAATAGAAAGTGCAAAAACTCAGAAGGCTCACTCGATGGGCATAACAATATTTAACAATTTTAAACAATTAATAGAAAACGGAGAAAACAATGGCACTACCTAAGTGGACAGATGAAAGAACTCAACAATTAGTTGATTTCGTTGGAGACGGCCCAGTCTCTCAAGCACAAGTTGCTGAAGCTGCTGATGAACTAGAAACTTCTACAAGAAGTGTTTCATCAAAGTTAAGAAAAATGGGATTTGATGTTGAACTAGCTTCAGCATCTGCTAGCAAATCTTTCTCAGATGAGCAAGAAGCTACATTAAGAAACTTTGTAACTGACAACTCTGGAAGTTACACATACGCAGAAATTGCTGATAATTTTGAAAACGGCAACTTCTCTGCAAAATCAATACAAGGTAAGATTCTTTCAATGGAACTTACTGGACATGTAAAACCAGCACCAAAACCTGAGAGTGTTAGAACTTACACACCTGAAGAAGAAGATACATTTGTATCTATGGTTAACGACGGAGCATTTGTTGAAGAAATCGCAGAAGCTCTTGACAAAAGCGTTAACTCAATCAGAGGTAAAGCTTTATCATTACTTAGAAGTGGTGAAATCAACGGTATTCCAAAACAAAGAGAAACTAAAGGTTCAAGCAAAGCTGATGTCTTAGCTGAACTTGACATCTCTGAAATGACTGTTGAAGAGATAGCTGATGAGATTGGCAAGACTGTAAGAGGCGTTAAAACAATGTTGACCAGAAGAGGTCTTCAATGTGCTAATTACAACGGAGCTGCTAAAAAAGAAATCGGTTAATCGATAGCAATATCTGGCAAGGGAGTTCGCTCCCTTGCTTTTTCTTGGGAGAGTTATGAATATTGCTAGTGCATTACTGAAACAAATCATTGACACAAAAGACTTTGATACTTGGTCAAAGCTAAAGGAGTATTATCTCCCTAGCGAGTACCGAGGGATTTTTAGTGCCTTAAATAAGCATATTGACCAATACCAAGATATACCAACACTAGAAGAATTTGATGCAGGATTACGAGATAGGTCTCTGCAGGAAAAGATAACAGCAATCAAAAACATTCAAGTAGAAGTCCCAGCAGACTTACTTCTTGATTATCTCAAAAATGAATTTACGCAGACGGAGATACTTGATGAATTAGATAAGTATGTAGATGGTACCGTCGCAATCGCAACAGCAGAAGAAAACTTAGAAGGATTACAAGAAATAGTTTTAAAGGTAAGTGACAAGGTAGATGTGCAACCTCCCGAGGAGAGTATGCAAGCTATTAATCTATTTGAAGATGATAGTGAATTATCTAGGTATTTACCTTTAGGACTCAACAGCGAATATGATTCGCAGTTACAATTCTCTCCCAAAGACTTGGTACTTGTGGGAGGTAGACGTGGTGCTGGTAAGTCTGTTACTTGTTGTAATTTAGCAAGTAATGTTTATGACTCAGGCAGAACAGCTATGTATTTCACTATTGAGATGGATAGTAGAAGTATTCTACAAAGAGTATGTTCTATATCTACTGGCGTACCTCTAAAGAGACTACGCAGTAAAAATCTTTCTAGTGAAGAATGGAGTTTAGTTGGAGGCTGGTGGGCCGGCCGTTTTGATGATAGCGGAGATGCTTTGCAAGAGTTTGAGACTACTCGAAATTTTGAGAAGTTTCATTCTCAACTATCTAAACTAAAACTAAACGAAGAAAGACAAATAGATGTTGTGTATGACCCTGCCCTTAGTTTATCGAGAATCCAGTCGGAACTCGATAAGAAAGTCAAGACTCTTGACGTGGGTATAGTAATCATAGACTATCTAAACCAAGTACGCCGCCACAATGTGCCAAGTCGCTCTGGACAATATGATTGGACAGAACAAATAGAAGTTAGTAAGAGGCTGAAGTTGTTTGCACAAGAGTATGAAACCTTAGTGTTTTCCCCGTATCAAACTGATGCGACAGGAGAAGCTAGGTTTGCTAAGGGTATTCTTGACGCAGCGGATGCCGCTTACTCTCTTGAGACTTGGGAGCAAGAAGATAGATGTATGACATTCAACTGTGTAAAGATGAGAAGTAATCAAATGGCAGGCTTTTCATCAGAAGTTGATTGGGAGACACTAAAAATAGGGCCGCAGTCTGCACTCTCACCAAAAGAAAGAGAGGCTGTGGAAAATTCAATGAAAACAGGAGAGGAGGTTGATGACTTATGATATTATATTTAGAAAGTCAACTTAAAGATGCTTATGTCGAATTTGTAGAAAATATTGCTCGTCAGCCAGGAATAATAAAAATTCCTACGCTTGAAGAGTTTAGACCAATCTACGAGGCAGAGATGGAGGAACTATACCATGGCCAGCAATCGGATAACTAAAGAATCTGCACTTCAACTATGGTTTCCAGACCATATTATGAAGTCCATGGATATAGAGGAGCTTCTAGCAAAAGAAATAAACGAACAGGAAATAATTAAAAGAGTTCCTGTAAACACACCGTTATTAGCTTCTATAGAAAGAGAAGGCATATTAAATCCTTTTCTTTGTATGGAAAACTATTGGTGTATAGCGGGTCAGCAAAGACTGCGCTGTGCGAAAGAAATAAAAAAGTCAAATCCAGATTGGAGTTGTAGAGTGAATGTATTTATAATAAAAGGCAAACCTTGGGAGCCGTTGTTCCTATGGGAAGATGAGGACTTTAAAAATAATGCAGTTGCAATTTACTTTCAAATGTTAGAACTAATATTTAAGAGTAGGTTTTATATTTACGATAAAGATAATTCTGGAGAAAACATGAGACTTTTCGAAGAATTAGGAGACAGAGCAAAGTGGAATCACGACAATTAATAAGAAACGAAGCTGACCCGAGGTTGAGACAAATGTCTGAACCATGGACAGGCACAATACAAGAACTAGAACCTATAGTAGATGCTATGGGTGCGGCTATGGAAGAACACAATGGTGTGGGTATTTCAGCTATACAAATAGGAGTGCCGCTAAGATTATTTATTGCGTGTAATCCACCAGAGCTATTCATAAATCCTAGAATAGTAGAAAGAAGTCCAGCAACAAGTAACCATTATGAAGGTTGCTTAAGCTGTCCTAATGTGACAGTAAGAACTAAGAGGGCAAAAACAGTTACATTGGAGTACACCTCCATAGAAAATAAGCGTGTAAGAAAAAAGTTTAAGGGAATTGATGCAGTTGTAATTCAACATGAGTTTGACCACATCAATGGGTTTTTAATTTTAGACAGAGGAAAAGTATACAGAGCATGATAAAGCATATAGGATATCCTTTACCTTCTGAAATGTTTCACCCACATTTATACTGCTGGGCTATGCCCGAAGATGAGGTAGCTTCTAGGCTATTAGATATACCTCTAAAATGTAGGGTTTGTGGAAAAATAATAAATGAAAAAGATATGGAGACTATGGGCAAAAGCCCTAGGAGAGAAAGAGGGAGCAACTGATAGCGAAGCAGATAAGGTAGCAATGATTAGAAGTGTCATTGCACTTGTTAATTTTTTGACTTGCTTTGTTATTATAGCGGCAAATATTCATCATTGGTAAATAAAATATGACAGTATTAGAACTATTAGAAGAGAAAAAGATACCATACAAAGTTTCTACAAGAGACTTTGTGGTTAGATGTTTGAACCCTGAACATGATGACAGTAATCCTAGTATGAGGATTGACAGCGTCACAGGAATATTCAACTGTTTTTCTTGTGGTTTCAAGGGAAGTATTTTTAAATTCTTTGACGCTCCATCAAATCCACTCGATATTAAACGAGAACATTTTAAGAGAAAGATACAGGAAAAGAGGTCAGAGAGTATTGGCTTAAACTTTCCAAGTGATACTATCATGTATAACCAGTCTCATAGGAATATATCAGAAGAAACCTATAAGGAGTTCGAATGTTTCATATCTAGCCACTCTCACTTCGAGGGCAGATACTGTTTTCCAATTAGGGATATTAGAGGTAAGATTGTTGCATTTAATAACCGTGCGCAATCACCAACACAAGTTCCGAAGTATTTGTTTGAGCCAGCGGGCGCAGTACTTCCCTTATATCCAGCTCGTCCTTATCCAATTAAGGGAAGAGTTATCCTAGTTGAAGGCATATATGATGTTATAAATCTATGGGATAAAGGATTAAGAAATACAGTTTGTTGTTTTGGTACAAGGAATATTAATACTGAAAAACTAACCCTTTTAAAAATGCAGGGAGTAACACAAATAGATATTTTCTTTGACCCTGACGATGCGGGACTCGACGCACAAAACAGAGTAATTGAATTGTGTGAATCCGTAGGATTGTTACACTATGGAATAAAAATTAGAAAAGAATTAGGAGATGCTGGTGCACTAACGCATGAGCATGTCAAAAGATTAAAGGAGAGATTATATGGCTAATATAGCTATTGTAGAAGTAAAGCCAGGTCGTAATGATTATGTGTCATTATTCAACAACGAGTTTGAATTTGACCAGTTTCAGCTTTGTTCAAATCCTAGTGTTAAGAGAGTTCTTAAACGAGATATTGATATAGAGTTTGACCCTGATAATTACGAATGGGTAATTTTAATAGGTTCTGAATCACTTAAATACTACACTAAAGAAGGCTCTATCACAGAATATAGTGGTAGATGCATAGACGATAAGTTTCTTCCTGCGATAAACCCAGCAATGCTAGCTTTCAAACCTGAGGCAAAGAAAACTTGGGACGAGTCTAGAGATAACATTGTAAAGTTTATTAATGGTGACCTTAAAGTAGAAAAAGTAGATAAGTGTTATGGAATTACAGAAAGTGCAGATTTATATGTATTTTTAGATAATGCATTAAATCATGACAATGACTTTGTCGCACTTGACTCAGAAACATCTGGGTTATATCCGAGAGATGGGCATATGCTAGGCATAAGTTTATCTTACGAAAAAGAACATGGTGCATACATAGATTGTAATTGCATTGACGAAAAAGCAGAAGGATTGTTACAGCAACTCTTTGATAAGAAGAGAGTAGTGTTCCATAATGCTAAATTTGATATTGCTTTCTTTGAGTATCATTTTGGATTTAAGTTTCCAAGATTTGAAGACACAATGTTAATGCACTACATGTTAAACGAACAACCTGGAACACACGGGTTGAAACAACTAACATTGAAGCATACACCATATGGTGATTATGAAAAACCAATGTATCAATGGATAGAAGAATATAGAAAAAGAAATGGAATACTAAAAGATAGTTTCTCTTGGGATATGATTCCTTTTGAAGTTATGCAAGACTACGCAGCAATGGATGCAGTAGCAACCTTTTTACTTTTTCAAAAGTTCGAAAACGCTTTAGTAAAGAATGAAAAAATGCACAGCGTGTATAAAGACATTCTCATTCCTGGCTGTAGATTTTTAATTGACGCACAGGACAATGGTGTTCCATTTGATAGACAAAGATTGTTGAAGTCTACTTCCCTCATGCAAGAGGATATTGATAAGGCTGTAGCAAGTCTCTATGAATATACCGAAGTTAAAACATTTGAAGCTGCTCAAGGCAAAGATTTTAACCCTAACAGCACAGTCCAGCTTCGTGCACTACTGTTTGATTACATAGGTTTAACACCTACAGGTAAGAAAACTGGCACAGGAGCACACAGTACAGATGCTGAAGTTTTAGGAAAACTAGCAGAAGTACACCCAGTACCAAAATTAGTATTGGATATTAGACAAAAGGTAAAGATTAAATCTACTTATTTAGATAAAATATTACCACAGTTAGATAGAGATAGTAGACTTCGAACAAACTTTAACCTTCATGGCACTACTTCAGGGAGACTTTCCTCTAGTGGTAAAATGAATATGCAACAAATACCTCGTGATAATCCTATTGTTAAAGGGTGTATTAGAGCAACCGAAGGCAATAAGATAGTTGCTATGGACTTAACAACTGCAGAGGTATATTGTGCCGCTGTTCTTGCTAAGGACAAGGCACTTATGAAAGTCTTTCAAGACGGAGGTAACTTCCATAGTAATATTGCTAAGTTAGTATTTAACTTACCAGTTCCTGTAGAAGAAGTTGCAGAACATTATTCAACTGAAAGACAAATGGCAAAAGCTGTAACATTTGGTATTATGTATGGAGCTGGCCCTAAGAAGATTAGTGAACAAGTTTCCAAAGACTCGGGCAGATTTTTCAGCACAACTGAAGCTAAAGAAGTAATTGATGATTACTTTCAACAGTTCCATGCATTGAAATCCTGGTTGGACAGCTCTAAAAAATTCATTCAAGACAATGGGTTTATATATTCCTACTTTGGAAGAAAGAGAAGATTACCAAATGTCTTTAGCGAGGACAAAGGTATTGCCGCACACGAAGTTCGTAGTGGTATAAACTTCCTTGTTCAGTCTATCGCCTCTGATGTAAACTTGCTTGGAGGCATAGATGCTCATAGAGCAATAAAAGAAATAAATGCAGAGAAAGATATGAGAATCTTTGCATTAGTACATGACTCAGTATTAGCAGAGGTCAAAGAAGAAAGAGTTGATGAATACTGTGAAATACTAAGAGAAAGTGTGCAAAAAGATAGAGGGTTATCAATACCTGGCTCACCTGTAGGGTGTGACTTTGATATTGGTGATGATTATTCATTTGGAAAATTTGAGGCAAAATATGAAAGAATTACATGACTTCAAACATGAAAACAGATGGGCACAAGTATATAAAGTAGGAGACGATTATGTTGTCCAATGCTTTATAAATCAAATTTACGAAGGTTCAAAAACAATAACAGGACATAGTGAGCAGTATGCAGAAGACTGTGCAGAAAATTTTGTTTTTGGTATATGGGGGTTTACCCATGATTAAAAGACTTTTATGGTTTATACTAGATTGTTGGAGGCTTGTAATGGATAATAGATATAATCCATTACGCTATATAAAAGACCCATCAATACAAGCATACTTCACTCTAGTATTATTTATAATGTGGTCAGGCTATTTTGGTTTGATTGCAGGGCATTATCTAGGTTGGTATGGCTATGATATAGTAGCATCTATTCTACTACACGTTCTTGTAGTAGTACCTTTATTAGTTACTAATCAAGTCTTCAAAGATGCAGAAAGAAACGGTATGCATTATAGAAATACCCACAAGCTATTTAATAAAGCAGATATTAAATATAGAGACGGAGATAACACATAGTGAACAATCGAAGACAAATAACAACATCAGATAGATTTGCTTATGGAATGACTAAGTTTTTTAGATTCATAGCAGATACTTTCTTTGCAAAACGATACGGACACAGAGCAGTAGTATTAGAAACTGTTGCTGGAGTTCCTGGTATGGTAGCAGGTATGTTATTGCATATGAAAAGTTTAAGAAAGATGAAAACAGGCTATGGCCCTGACATAAGAGAAATGTTAGCAGAGGCAGAGAACGAAAGAATGCATTTGATGTTTTTCATTGAGATAGCAAAACCAAACTGGTTTGAAAGACTTTTAGTGCTAATAGCTCAAGGAGTGTTTTTTGTTTTCTATTTAACTCTGTATATAATATCTAATAGGACAGCGCATAGAATGATAGCTTATTTTGAGGAAGAAGCAGTAAGAAGCTATACAGAGTATCTTACACTAATAGAATCAGGATATGTAAAAGATATGCCTGCTCCTAAGTTAGCAATCGATTATTACAACTTAAATGACAACGCTAAGTTATCAGATATGATTGTAAAGGTTAGAGAAGATGAACAACATCATAGTGAAGTTAATCACAAGTACGGAGACAGATAATGGATGATGTAGCAAAAATAATGGTAATTTTTGTTGTCTGCTTTGGAGGACTATTAAAAGTTACTTATGATAACTTAGAATATAAAGGGTATCCGAGAAACAGTAACTGCTCTGGAGAATGTTATAGACAGTATGTTGCAGAGTATGGCACAGTAGTTGACCAACTAAAAGCCAAACAAGAGTTAGCAGCAGGAGACCCTTTCTCTTCTATTAAAGGTTTATGGACAGGGTGTGCTGCCTGTCATGGACAAGATGGTGCAGGCATAGGAATTTTCCCTGCTTTAGCAGGAAGTAGTGAGGACTACATCTACGAAGCACTAGTACAGTACAAAAACAAAGAGACCCGAGGGAACATGAGTTCTACCATGTGGGCACAGGCTGGTCAGTTATCTGACCAAGATATTAAAACTTTAAGTGAATATATAGAACAATTATGACAGCATACAAAAGAAGACGAGGTCATTACGACCCAGTTTGGAAAAGAGAACTACCCTCAGCAGTTGATGATGCTGCTGATGTAATGAGCGGGTATCAAAAAGAGTTTGAGTTTACCGCTCCAGATTTAAAGACGGCTAGACAACCTGGCTTCAAATGGAAGCCTGAGGATGCTAGTCCTGAGACAGTTAGAAAATGGAATGATGAGGAAGGAGGCTTTTGGGCAAAATACTCTCTACATGCTGTAGCGATAGCCACAGTTATACAAGTCGTTATGCTCATCTTTATGATGACAACCATGCATCTAATTGATGTTAATTTTGGAAAGTGAAATTAGGAGATATTTCATTTCCAGTATATGTATTGTCAGGTGAAACTGAGATACAAGATGGGATTCTATGGTGCACTCAGAGTGATGGTACTATGGGTGTAGTAGATGATTATAATATGAAAGGAGAAACTATTGGCATACGAAGATTACAAACCCCTTACAAAAGCATTTATCCACTTAAATATATGCTTAGGGATTATCGTAGCCTTGTCAAGCACAGAGGTAGATTTTATGTTGATTCCAAAGGCAAGTATTTCTCCTACACAAAAACAACAAAGGCAGATATAATTTATTTGCCTATTGAAAAAATAGAGCCAAAAGACATTGCAACTCTAGTATGGGTTAAGGATATTCCGTCACCTTTTGAAGAATTGCGACCTGTTAAGGCTCGATATGCAGGAGTCGCATATGTAAGTGGGTTTCCCTCTTTCATATGGGAGTTCACTAATGAAAGGAAAAAGAAAACATGGAGAAAAATATAAGAGCTAAAATAGCTGAAGGGATAATTATTGTGTTATCTGCAATAGTTCTCCTTTGTTTAATTTTATTTTGATTATGAAGGCAGTATTAAGTAACAGAATATACATGGATGTAACTCCTCGTTTACAGTCTAAGCTGGACGAAGAACTTACATATTTGATACCGCCTCGTAATCCAAATGACCCGCCTTTCGTGATAAAGAACATGGGAATAATTCGTAAAGGGTTAGTCTCATTACCTATCGGAAGGACGGATTTAATCCCAGAAGATTACGAAATTGTAGATAAGAGAGTTTGTATTGATATTCCACATTTCGATTTTAAGTATGAGTTACGACCGTCCCAACAAGCCGTTTTTGACGACTTAAATGACAGCGCTATAATTAACGCGTGGGTCAGTTGGGGAAAGACTGTAACAGCTTTAGCTATTGCAAATAAGTTAAAGCAAAAAACACTTATTGTTACTCACACTTTACAGTTACGTAGTCAATGGGAAAAAGAAGTAAAAAAGTCGCTCGGGGTAGCGGCGGGTGTGATTGGTAGTGGTAGATTTGAAATAGATGCTCCAATTGTAGTAGGAAACATACAAACCTTATATCGGAGAATAGCTGATATGAGGAACGCATTTGGGACAATCATTCTTGACGAGATGCACCACGTATCCTCACCAACCTTTACTAAAATTATCGATGCAAGCAATGCTCGATATAAGATTGGGTTGACAGGAACGATGGAGCGTAAAGATGGCAAGCATGTTATATTTCGAGACTATTTCTCAGACACGGTGTATAAACCACCAAAGGAAAACTATCTTGTACCACGAGTTGACGTTATTATGTCAGGTATAAGGTTTCCAGATGGAGCGCATACACCATGGGCGAATCGAATCAACGCAATAGCGTATAACTTTGAGTATCAAAATCAAGTTGCGCTTCTTGCTGCGAACTACGCCGCACGAGGACACAAGGTATTGGTCGTAAGTGACCGAGTCGACTTTTTGAATAATTGCAGAAAACTTGTAGGCGATAACGCAATTAGCGTAACAGGAAAGATTCCACATGAGGAAAGACCTGCAATGCTAAAACAAGTATTCGGCGATGTAGATATTTTATTTGGAACGCAGTCTATCTTTAGCGAAGGCATAAGTTTAGATTGTTTGAGTTGTCTTATTTTGGCAACACCCGTAAATAATGAACCGTTACTAACACAGTTGATAGGACGGATTATTAGAATATATGAGGGAAAACAACAACCCGTTATCGTTGATATACACTTAGAAGGTCGTACAGCAAGACGACAGGCAAGTGCGAGAATGGGCTACTACATAAAACAGGGTTATGATGTTAAAGCAATATAACATGGGAAAAATTATTCTTGACAAATGGTATAAATTTTGATATAATGATATTCTATAATTGGAAAAAGATTAAGAAAGAGGCAAATAGTAGTGTACACGATATACTTACTATCCTTCATATTCTGACTTACAAACTACCCCCAGTTAATAGAAAGGACAGAATATTCAAGTATTGGCAGAAAAGCTTTCACGGGCATAGTTTTCTCGTCAATCCCGAACCCTTGTTTATTCAAAGACGATTATACTCTGACAAAGAACTTGTGCAGTATGCAGGTATCGCTTCGCTGCGCAACTACATTGACTATAATCGAACGAAAGATACCACATTGGACTTGCTTTACTACACAGGAAAGCAAGAAATTATTGAAAATAACAGATTACTTTGGATTGAGAATGGTAGAATACATTTTAAATTTGAAGAAATCACAAGCCTAAAGGAGTTAGAATGGCACTAAAATTTAACCAAGCCAAAGGCGAAGCTGTAAAATCTAAGATTGACAGCTACCAATATGTCGATGGCGACAACAAAGTAAGAATAGTAGGCGATATCTGTGCAAGATATGTTTACTGGCTAAAGGGTGAGAACGGTAAAAACTTACCTTTTGAATGTCTTTCTTTTGACAGAGAGAAAGAAGTATTTAATAATCTTGAGAAAGACTGGGTAAGAGAATATCACCCAGAACTCAAGTGTGGGTGGTCATATGCAATACAATGCATACATGACGGTAAAGTTAAAGTTCTTAACTTAAAGAAAAAATTAATGGAGCAAGTTAAAGTTGCTGCAGAAGATTTAGGTGACCCAACAGATGTAGAAACTGGTTGGGACATTTGCTTTAAGAGAGTAAAAACTGGACCAATGGCATATAATGTCGAGTATCAGTTACAAGCATTAAAATGCAAACCTAGACCACTTGATGAGGCAGAATTGGAACTCATCAAAGACCTTAAATCTATGGACGAAGTATTAACTAGACCAACACCCGATGCTCAAAAAGAGCTTCTCGGTCAAAGATCTAAGTTGACTTTCGAGGGCGATCAATTTGTTAAAAATGAGAAAAAAACCTGGGCTACTCCTGATGATAAAAAATTACTTCAACTTTCTGATATGGATTTCAGTGGTCAATCTATCGGATCTTTCGCTCAAGTAAGAGATGGATACAGAAATGCTGAGGCCGACTCAAAGGTCTTAGCTGGTTCTCAATTGAACGATGAGGACGATGCCAGAACTACTCTCGAGTCTTTAAAATCATCTGAGACTATCAAAAACGCAAAAATGCAAACCCCTGAAACCAAAGAAGCCTTATTCCAAACTACAGGATCTCAATACTATAACGTTTTGGCTGAGAACAAGAGAATTTCCACTAAAGACCTCGATGACGCCTTACTTGACCACGACGAAGAGGCCCTCATTAAGAAGCAAAAATAAACCG